TGTAGATGTCGGCGTAGGCCATGATGTGGGCGGTCCTTTCAGTCGCGGTATGCGGCACGCACCCGAGCGACGAACTGCTCGGCGGTCTGGTGTTTAAGAAGAAGGGCCATGCGATCTCCTATCAGTCGGTTGTGCCGCGCACCCAGCGCATACATACCGGGTATTGCCCAGCGCGTTGCGGCCGAGGGAACGCCGGCCTGTAAGCGGGCGCGGTTGTTTGCAGCGGGCGCACATGAAGCCCTTGCGGATGCCGCTGCTGGATTGGGGGCCGGCGAAGGTCATGCTCGCGTCACCCATCTGCCACCCACCCACGCCAGGGCCTCGCGCCCCGTCGCATCGGTCAGGCGCCACTGCACCTGCGGGTCGATCTGCGCTGCGGCCTACAGCCAGGTTGCGGCCTGCGGGATGATGTCCGGCTGCAGGCGCAGCACCGTGCGCCACTTGGCGCAGTCGCCGGTCATCAGCTTGCGCTGCAACAGCCGCGCGCAGGGCGTCGACGGTGGCCTGCTGTCGGCGGTCATACTCGCCCCCTGTGTGCGCGGTGGCGGTCATCGCGGCTCCGTCTCGGCGAAGTCGCCGAAGCCGCTGGTCAGCGCCTCGCGGGCTCGCGCGACGGCCTGGTCGAACCGCTCGCTGTCTCTCATCGCGTGCGACATCATGTAGCAGTGGTGCATCTCGGTGATCTCGTCCAGTTGCCTGCGCAGCGCGTCGATCTGCCGTGACTGCCGGTCGACGACCTGCTGCTGCGCGGCGGCTGTGCGCTGGCTCTCGTACAGCCGCGCCGCCGCGACCATGTACCGCACCTCGGCCGATGACGCCTGACGCGCCCGGCGCCGCTCCATGCGGTTGACCCGCCACGTGTCCCGAGTGGCGACGATCCACGCAACGAGACGACCGCGCCATCCTGGCGGCGCGGTGTCTGTCGAATCGTCTGGCTCGATGACCACGTGCCCACCAACATCACGCTGCTTGCACCGTGATGTTGGTGCTGGCTGCCTGCAGCGTGTAGGTGCCGGCATTGGTGAACGGCGCCGAAGTGAGCGCCGCGCCCCCGTAGTTGGTGCCGCTGGTAGACGCCGAGAAACCGCGCCACCCGGCAACGGTGGCCCCGGCCGGGATGTCGAACACCAAATCCGCGTTGGGCGACTTGACGTTGGCGGCACCGGTCCAGGTGACGGCCTTGCGGGCATACGATCCGCCCGAGATTTCGACATCCGAGCCGTTGACCAGGCCGATGTGCGTGATGAGTCCGGCGCCATAGGCGGCCAGCGCGTTGTGGAAGTTCGAGTCCATGTTTCGAGTCCCCTGTGAAAGAGAAAGGGCGCCGTCCCCATTTCGGGAAGGGCGCCCCTTGCGCGCGAAAGACCGTCAGGTCAGCTTGCGGCCACCGTGCACTTGATGACGGCCTCGGGCAGCGTGTTGAGCATGATCGGGTTCGACTGGCTCTCCAGTTCCACACCACGATCGAACTTCATGCGTTCCTGCTTGGCGTAGTACGGGATGCCAATCGTGTTGACGGTCTCCATGTAGTCCGCCGGGGCGAATGCCGTCTGGAACATGCGGGGCACGCCCTCGGGGTAGGCATACGCCTCCCCGTCGGCGATGAAGTCACCGGCCGAGGTGCCACCCGAGTAGACCTGGAACACGACACCGGCGAACTCGAAGTCGCCTTCGGTCTGGTCCTGACGGTTGAAGGCGCCGGCCTGCCACAGTTCGTAGGCAGCCTTCATCTTGTCGTGGCCGATGAACTTGTCCATGAAGCCTTCGGAGCACTTCACGCGGACACGGCGGAAGGCACGGCCACCCAGCTTCTCGCGGATCGCACGCTTGAGCAGGATGCACTTCTGCTTCACGTCGCTCGCCGAGTTGGCCGTGGCGATGTCGAAGTAGTGAGTGACCTGCGTCATGCCGAAGATGTCGTACAGGTTCCACAGCACCGTGGTGCCGTCGGCGTCCAGCACCGTGCCCTTGAGCGCCCCGACACGCATGTGTTCGAGCGTCAGGTCCATCTTCTCGCGCATGACGACGAGCTTCTCGCGCACCAGCGACTGCACCTGCCTCAGCGTGCTTTCGGTGCCGAACTCGCGGACACCATACACCTCGTCGGCGAGAACCGAGCCCGACTGCGGGAGGTGGACGGCGGCCACCGGGATGAGCTTGCGACCGGTCAGGGCCACCGGCTCGCCAGGAGCGCCCCGCGGCGCCGTCGGCACCAGCGACAGCGACTTGCCGCGACGCTCGATCATCATGGTCGGCGTGTTGATGCCGTACTCGGTGAACAGGCCCTCGTCGCCCAGTTGCGTGGGCACGTCGGGGATGTCCGTGATGGTCTGCGACAGTTGGCTGACGCGGAACGCATCGTCGTTGAAGATGTCGAGGGTTGCCATTTTGCTTCTGTGCTCCTGAGTCTCGTGGTGCCTGGGCTCAGAGAGCCGGAGTGGAAACGGTCGGCAGGCCCGAGGTGCCACGCACCTTGATGCCGACCCGCTTCAGGTCGACTTCGGCGGCAGCGTCCAGCCCGGTGAGCGCGCCGCGTCGGACTTCGCAGTCCGCGTCGAACACGACGGCCGAGATGTCGCCGGTGGCAGCCTTCAGGTCCGAGTACAAGATCGCCTCGGCCGGGCCGGCAGCGCCGTTGGCGGTGTACGGGATGTACTTCCCGGTGCCCTGCGCGATGGTGATCTTGGCCGTGGTGCCGTCCACCGCGGGCGTGCCACCGGCGGTGATCGTGAAGCCCAGCCCGCCGCCAGAGAACGCAGAGCCTGCGGTGCCGACACCGACCGTCACACCGTCCGGGTCTTCGACCTCGAACTTGGTGGCCGCGGTGAAGATGATCCGGTAGACGCCGGCCTTGGCCGCCGAGCCGACGGTGATCGTGCCGCACGTGGGGTTGCCGGTCACACCCGCGTCGAGCGCGAACGACCCGGCACCGCCGTCCTGGCGGGTCAGCACGGTGCCCGACTTGATGGCCGCACCGGTCTGCGTGACCGTCGCCTTCGAGCGGCTGCGCATGCCGCTGGCTTCGCTCAGGACGAAGTCGGCCAGGGGCGGGGAAAAGTGGAGTTCGGTTGCCATGGGTCAGCGTCCTTTCGACTTCTTGGCCTGGTTGCGTCGCTCCCACGTCGCGTGGGCGTCAATGGGAGCACCGCTGGCAGCCGGCATCGGCTTCGTGGTGCCCGAATTCGAGTTGTCGATCTCCGGCTGCGCGTCGGCGATCGCTTTCGCCAGCGCCGCACGGAAGTCGGCCACCGACTTGTTGGCCGCGATGGCGGGGCCCGCGTCGTCGGGCCGGTTGACCAACTTGCACAGGGCCACGATGTCGCGCGCCGTGTTGATGCGGGCCTCGGCTTCGGCCATCGTGTTGGCCGACAGGGCAATGACCGGAGCGTGGGCCTCAATGCCCGCTGCCTTGGCCTTGGCCACGATGGCATCGACCAGCGCGACACCCTCGGGCTCGGGAGCCGGCGGCTCGACTTTCGGCGGAGCCGGGTCGGCAGCCTTGGCTTTGAACAGCGTGGCCCCCTTCGGCAGATCCAGCTTGGAGGCATCGAACTTCGCCGTCGCCTCGACCGCATCGGTGATCTCGGTGACAAAGCCCAGTTCCTTGCATTCGTCGGCCGTGAGCCACGTGTCCTTGGCCATGATTTCCTTGGCCTTGGCTTCGTCCACGCCCATCCGGTCCATGTAGATGCCGCGGATCGAGCCGTCGATCTTGTCGAGAGTCGTTGCCGCGTCGCGCATGTCTTCGGCCGTGCCCCAGGCAAACGTCGAGGTCGAGTGCGTCATGGCGAAAGCGTTGCGCGGCATCTCGCGCCGATCGCCGGCCAGCATGATCACCGAGGCAATCGAAGCTGCAACGCCGTTGACCCGCGTGGTGAGAGTCTTGCCCTCGCCGGCCCACGTGCGCAGCATGTTGAACATGCCCAATCCGGCGAAGACATCCCCGCCCGGAGAGTTGATCTCGACGACGAGCGAATCCCCTTCCACCGCATCGAGGGCGGCGCGGAAGTCCTTGGCCTGCACACCCCAAAAGCCGATCTCGTCTTCGATCGCCAGGAGTGCAGGCTTGTCGCCGGCCTTTGCAGTGAAGGTGAAGCAGGGTCGCATTGTGCAACGTCCTTATTTGACGATGCGCATTCTGAGCACACTATTCAGCAATATTGCTGCGGCCCAATTTCGGAGGCTATTGAACGGATAGGCAAGCCTGGTGAAGACGCAGGCGGTCTTTCCAAACGCCATAACACCGGCGATT